AGGTTGGTAGATGAGCCGGATGGCTCATTGAACTTGAAATACAAGGCCAAGGACCCGCTCGGGTCTGCATAGATCGACGAGCTCTGGTAGCTGACCATGCTGCCGGTCGTAACAACCGACTTATAGTAGCGAAACTCGTCGATGGCACCGCTGAACGTTGTCTGTGGAGTAAACAGAGGCACAGATATGTTGCTGCCTGTGCCGATGAGCATACTTGCCGTAGCAAAGTTGAGATTGCCAAGCGTTGCCTTGTTACTACTAGACGAGAACAACGCGCCGCTGACATATGAGCGTAGCTCGCCAGTCGTCCTGTCCCAGACGAATGCTACCGGTGTCCAAGATCCCTTGTTGACATCGACCGATACGGACAGCACGTTGACCGAACCAGACACCACATAGAAGCTGACCGGGGCAGTGCTTACGGCGCTACTGCTAACAAAACAACCAATGCCGTGCTGCTCACCGGCAGCAATGGTCGACATCTTCTGGAACACGATCTGGTTGCTGTTTGAGCCGGACGGCAACCAAAGCTGCATCTGAAATGTCACGGAGCTGCTCAGCGGATCCAGGCGGTTTGCACCATCCGGCTGCTTTGTCAACAAGGGGAATGACGTACCGGCTATATCCTTGACCGTAACCCACGTGCCGTATGTCACAGGATCGCCGGTGTTAGACCCAGAGAAGAACAAGTACCCCTTGTTCTTCGGTAGACTGTCGTACACATAGCGCTCAAAACCGGTCAAACCATCAAAGAACAGCTCCGTTTCCTTCGATGTTCCATCGAATGGATACCGGTCAATGATCTTGTTGAACGCCGCGTTTACCTTCACCTGTGCGGAGTTGAAGAACACGTGGTTGGTGAAGTCCGACCAATCAACGTTAAGCTGTTGTGTTGACTTGACGCCATACCCAGTATCATACCGGTAAGACCCGGTCTCGCCGATTGCTGTTGTGGTTACAAGCTGGCCGTTTTCAGCATTGACAGAAGCAAGCCCGCCGTCTGGCCTTGTCAACCCACGCACCACCGACGGGCTGAATGTCCCCGGTCTTAGCCTAAGAAGTCGCTCGCTCGGTGACAGTGTTGTTGGCATGTTGTATGTGCGCTACGTTACGACTCTAAATACAAACCCATGGTTTTCGACAAGCCAGCCGTCAATCATCAACTGCAACTCGTATGGCCTGTTTATCGGCACATCCGACATCCACATATCAAAATACATGCCGTCACCATCGGATGATAGACGCGTCGCACTGTCATCGAACGGTATTAGCACGTCCTTGGTGTATGGGTCTACAAGACGCCAGAACGCGTCGCGGAATATACGTGGTTTTGCTTGGTATGGCATGTAGAAAGAGTTAAGTGTCGTGTCATAATCCACCGCCAAAACCCTAAGTCTTGGCGCTTCAGTTGTGATGTACGAGCTCTTAAGGTTGGTGATGTTGACGACAAGGTTGCGCGACGATGGGATCGACGACCTGGATCCGGCTTGTGGTCTAAACGTAATAGATGGCCCTACGTCGAATATAACGGCCCCTTCCGGCGACTTCCACGTTGGGACGAACATTCCCTCGCCCGAACTGTTCAAGGCCCCAGATAAGCCGCTGGTGAGCTTCGGGAGGTATACGTCCGCATAATACGACCCGGTCTGGCCAATTCCACCGACAAATAGCTGTGAACCGGTAAAGGACTGGGAAAAGTAAACCCAGCTGGCCGACATATAGCTGATTGACGCGGAATGACTGAGGCTGTAAGTTGTCACCAGCACGTATGCGCTCTGACTAGCGGCCAACTCAAGCATGATCGATCCGGACCCGGTGACCGGGAAGGCGCCAGACACGAAATTACTGGCTTGCCCGAACATGCTGTGATATGTGCCGATTCTGTTTGGATAATCAAAATAACACTCGGCCTGATTGTCAAACACTGAATTGTCATACTTGACAACAAGAGCTGGGTGACGATTGGTGTTTTGAGATTGTGCTGTGCTGAACCTCTTCACAAACCGCGTAACAGAATCAGTTTCTTGCGAGCCTGAGAATGCAATTCTGAACCCATAGTCTGGGATCAGTCCGGCCAACGTTGCAGAAACCGCCGTGGTTACGTCCACGTATAAGTCTTCATCGCCTCTAGCAAACGACTGCGAAGTGGTCAGTGGAACATAACCAAGAGAGGAGGAGAGGAAGGTCAGATAATCGGCATTAACGTCGTCCGAGCTAGCACCATAACCACACCCGCCACTGGTCCAGGCCGTAACAGTTCCATTGTCAATCGATGACGTTATCCAGTTGACAGCGTCCAGGTCTCTGTACCCGATTACGTCTGTGCCGCGTCCTTCTGAGAACGCCTTGTTGAGCGGATGCACCGCCAGAGTGAAGTTAGAAGGGACCGTTTGGCCACCATACACGTCCTTCAGTTGGAGATAGCACTTAAAGCTGCTGCTGGCATAGTTCAGCATCGAACCGGTCAATGCACGAAGCGGCGAGAGGTCAAAATGCACCAGCCCTCGGCTTAGCTCTATACCAGATGAACCAGAAGGCACCGTGGTTTCATTGTACAGCTTATACAGATCAATCGTGGCAGCCTGACCTACGTTCGCGTCGGTCGACCTTGAAAACGTCGGACGTGTGCTGCTGATGATCTTGTTACAGACGTACGTGTCTTTGTCTGCCCTGATAATCCTGAACATTGGTGTACCTTACTAGCCGTTGGCTCTGCCGATGATATCCGAATACTTGTACTTGAGCTCAAACATTCCACCGGCCGGTGGAATAAGAATCGAGCTGTTGATCAGGTTTGTGGCCACGTCATACCGTACGTTGCTGTATGACCGGTCACCTATGTTGCCAGTCACGTTCGATACGTTAATGCCTCTTACTGCAATCACGCCTTGGTTGTTGTAGATGATGTTGCGTGTGTCATCCAACAGAAGCGGCTGGTCCATTTGGAAGTTGTTCGTGTTGAAGTATTCAATCAACTTTGCCTGGACGTTTTGCAGCACCAGCTGCCTGTTGAACGTTGGATCGATCGTAATGTCATAGTTGATTTGAATGTTGATGATTCGACCGTCCAGGATATCAATCGCGTCCGAGATCATTCGATACGTGTTCAGGTACGTTGCAAGGTTCTTCTTCAACAGGTCAGGTGCTAGTGTCAGTTCGCCGTTGGCATTCCTACAAAGGATATACAAGAGCGCGGCGTTCTTGTTGTTGGGATTGTCGTGTATGCTGGCTCTGTACACACGCCCGAAGTTTGACGGCAGCGAATATATTCTTGCAAGGAGGTCTGGTTTGCTAACGATCCTGGCTTGAGCGTTTCGTGCCGATGGTATCTGCAACTTGAGCTCGTCGAGCGTTGGCGGATCATCGCCGCCCGAAGCTGGCTTGTCGTTGTTCGCGTCAGCCGACAGCCTGACACCAGATGCGACCGAAGCTGAAGGACTGTTGGGAAACTCCATTACCAGTGTGCCTATATCGGACGTACTGCCTGCCGCGATGTTGTGGCTTCTTCCGCCGCCCGACCGATACGTCACAGTGATTGTCACATCAGGGGCTATAGCCCCAAGCGTACTGGTTCGGAGCAGGTTGTTTGGGTCAATCGAGAACCGTGAAAAATTGGTCTTGCCATATAGCGGCAAAGCGGCCTCGCTCGGGTCCGGCACGAGATCATCATCCATTACACTGCCGTTGCCGCCGCCGAATGTAAGCGTCGTAAGTCTGGTGTCAAGGCTGGTGGTCCTGTAGAACCGGTATGGTGCTGGCACAATCTCAAGGGCGGACTCAACGTACGGTTGATCTGATGGTGAGTCTGCCATGGACACGGCGTTACGTCGTGACTTGAACACGGTGTCCTGTGTCAGAAACTCTACCTCGTAGTACGTGTTACCGTTGGAATCGGTGACTGAAATGATATCAGTGACATCTGTGTTTTCAAGCGTATATCTCTTAAAGGACTCAAACCCGTCGACTGTAAATGACTCACTGGTGGTGATGCTGGAAATACATGCGCCTTTGGCACTGAAGATGTAATCAATGGGATTACCGGACGCATCAACATCACCGACAACATATGAGATGTTGGATGCTGGTGTGCCGTCAGACTTCGTGGTTGTAAAGTCTATGTCATCAACCAACTGGAATTGCACGCCTCCGTTGGAGTTCACGCTGGTACCTGCCTTGATGATCGGCAGTGCGGTACGATCAAACGTCAGGTTGTTCGCTTGATCTGCCGGAATCCTGACGTAAAACGTCTCGTACACCACTGCCGGTGCGGCACCGACAATCTGTACACCGGCTTCCCTAAGCAGTTTTTCAACGTTGCCGGGTTCAACGGCTGTTTCGGCGTTCAGCTCTCCGAACTGGTGGTCGAGGTAATAAGATTGCACGTCCCCGATGTAGCTGGCCAGTTCGATGAGCAGGCCACCAAACCCATTGCTTGAGAAGTCTTGGATCTTGTTAGGGAAGAACGTCCTGGCATACTCTTCAAGATCGGCTCTGAACGAGTCGAAGTCCTTGTTGACGTACTTTAAGTTTCGCGCTGGACGTAACGCAGATTGGCGTGTATCGATTGGCATGGCCCTGTGATTGTAGGTATCAAACTAGGTCATGACAGAGAAAATCGAAGTTCGATCCAGGATTTAGCGACCTTTGCTCTTGGTATACTGTAGCTGATGCGAACCGCCAACACACCAAGCCCAAAACCAGACTCCGACTCTACCTTCTCGCTGTCAAAGTCATCTAGCTCGACGTACGGCATATACTTCTGAACGGCCGCAGATATTCTAGCAATTGCCTCCTGCTCAAACAGTTCACGGCCGTTCTCGTATTCCGTGACCAGCGGCTGAAGGTTGGCGCCATAATCATACATGCATACGCGCTCACCCCAGTTCGTCATCAGCAGGTCGCGGAAGTTGTTTTTGAGCTGTTGGCCGATATCATAGCTCATCGCCAGGATGCCTTCATCGTCGCGGCCCTCGCTTAGCGGCGTGACGATGCCAATTGCCAGTCTTGTTGTTTCCGATGCTGTAACGGCGTCGTTGACTTGTGTCCCAGTCAGCCCAACGCTCTTGAAGCTGCGCATGCTGTCTAAATACTAGATGCCGAACAAGCGACGAAGCGCGTCACTGTTGGTCGGGTCTTGCTGTTGCTGCCGCACCGTGTTTGCGGTGCTGGCTGGCTGGGTGGTTGGTTGAACCGGTGTGTTGCTG